TCCATGATTATCCTTGTGCTTCTTCGGCTATTCTTTTGATGAAATTAGCTGCTGCCAGTTTATCTTCAGTTGACATCTCTTTCAGTGAATGGAAGCCTAATTTCTTAAGCTGTCTTTCATACGGTACTAATGTTTCAGTTAAGTTGTCCACTACTAAATAAACTCGTCGAAGTGCGGCGACTAACTGAGTTTGGTTTAGACTTGCCATGCTTATTTACTTATCCTTATTGTTGATTTTTGCTTACAGTATGGGCACTTAATTCCATCTCTACCATCACGATCAGACCAAATAGCTTTACAACCTTTACACTTGTGTCTGTACTTGCTTTTCCGTGTAGTTTTGGTGTTCATGATAGTTTCCCTACAAATTCTTTCCATTCACGATCAGTCATGGAGGAGGGTTTGTCATACTCACTAAAATCGGGAACGGAGTCTGTGTATCTAACAAACAATTCCCTTATTACTTCCATTTCCATACGAGAAAACCTTTTGGCATGAAGAACGTAATCTTCAAATGCTTCACAAGCAACTGGACAAACTTGTTGGACAATCTCAAACATGCAATTAGCAAATGAACGAATCTCTAATTGAGCATGGCTATCCATACGCAATCGGAGAAAGTTAAAGATGTTATGTAAGTCACATTTCCAATAAGCCCTAGTATAAGTGGAAAGAGGTAAGTCTTTACGTGCTTGCTCTTTGGCGATACCAAATCGAAGTCTTTCCTTGTATATTTGTTGTGCTTGTTTATGAAAAGTATATTCTTCATTAGTCAAATAATTTCCTGCATCAGAAAATGGTTGATTGTTGTATTCTTCATAATCAAAATCTTCTGGCCAATCTTTTGGTTGTAGAAATCCTGATGATCCTTGTTTGTTATCTGTTGCTTGTAATCGCCATTCAGCAGGGTCAGTAACTTGGAAAAAGTCCAAAGCTTCTGTATAACGGGTAGAGTATTCGTTAATAGAAGCAGTACGATGACGAACCCATTGACGCCAACAATCCATTGGTGTTTGAACTAGAAAAACTAATTCGCACATTTCAAATGGAGATGTATGTCCATCTCGCATTAAGCGACGAATAAGTCCTCGGTCATCTTCATAAGCTTTGGAAAGTTTTGGTGCAATTTCGTCCCAAAAGATCCTATCTTTTGAGGTTTCTTTATAGAGAATACGTTCTCCGCCATCAAGGGTAATAATAATATCTTCAGATCCTGGATTGAGGCGATCATATTCTAAAATCGGCAATTGTAGACGTTCTGCCCATAGTCTTCTTTTTAACTGCAACATGCTTTTCCCATCTCTATTGTAAGATGTTCTTGCACGTTCAGCGATTGTTGTGTCTGTACCCATGTTGTCGGCCAGGCAAATGAAGGCGTTTTTGTCTGTTAGCGGGTAATACTTTTTCCATTTGACAGTCATCATCTTCTCGATTGTAAGGGATTTCAGGAACAAAGAATAAACAAAGGTAGGCAAGAAGTCTTATAAAACGTGTTGGATACATATTTGACTCCAAATTTCATAATCTTCTATGTTATCTTTAATTCTTTCCAATGGGCGATAATAGGCATTAGCCATCGATTTTTCTGGGGTGAAGGGGATGTGACGTACATGGCAATATGGGAAGTCGTGCTCTACGCGACACTTTAGGACTACACCCATATGGACCTTTCCTACTTCGTTGGATGGGTCATAGATGAATCCTTCTATTGTAGCACGAATTTGGATTGGCATGTTTTGTAAAAGGCAATTAAATTTGTATAGTGTTGGGTCCCAGCCATTAACGTCGTTAACTGTAACTCCGAGTTCTTCATAGAGTTCTCTATTAAGTCCGTTAAAGAAAGCGTTGTATGGTATATAGGCATCGTTGTCGTTTATATGCCCTCCAATACCCAATGAGTATTTGCCATGAAGTCGATCTTCTCCTTGTAGTTTGGTACGTTGATACGAGAATACATCTTTGTGGCTCTCAAAGATCATGTAGGGGATTATCTGAACATAATTGAAGTTCTTTTCTGCTTGTTCTCTGGGGATGAATTCCAGGTAGGGTAGTTGTAGAAGTGCTTCTAATTCGAGAAGGTTTGATTTTTGGAATACCTTTCCGTCAAAGAAGTGTGGGATATGTTGAGTTGGGATTACGAGTACGTTTTCGTCTGTCATTGTGGGGCCTCTGTTGAGAAGGAAATTTCTGTTGCAAACCAAATTCGTTTTGATTCTGCATCTTCAATGGCGGCTCCGACTTCCATGCTCCAATGCCTCAATATTCCGCGACTCCACAAACCGCCAATGCGAAACCAGCACTCGTCACCAAGCCTGTCGGGCCGGCTTGCTTGCATCTGGTTAAAGGTTGTATGATTTTTTAACCTTTCAGCAACTCGTTCAATAATTAGAATTTGATTTGGAGTCAAATTACATGGAAGCGTAAAAAGTCCTTTAATGATTTCTTCAACTAGTTTATCCATTTTTGTTCCTTGAGTTTCTTGTAGGCTTCTGTGGCTTTTTGGATATGATCTTCCATATTGCCGCCTGATTTGAGGTAAAGTTCAGTAGCCGTCTTTTCTACCCATTTACGTTGTTTTGCGTTTTCACCTACTTTGTACATACATGGACCTAATCCTAATAAAACGAACAGGGCAAGCATAATTAGGAATACAAGTTGACCCCATGTTAATTCGTCACCGGGCATAAGTGCGTTTCCTTTTGTATTCGATGATTGCTAATCGATCATCTAGGGAAGCTACATGGTAATTGTAACCGATAAGTTTGTTACCGTATTTCCATGCACGGATGTTAAACTTAAGCAAGTCTTCTTTGTGGCAGCGACAATACTTGTAGTTGCCATCTGGTCCTCGGTAATAAGAAATCGTTTTACCAGAAATTAAAACGTCTACTTTACCATCATACCTACCTTCAACTATGGTGGTGAATGTAGGGTCATTGCTGAATTGACATGGAACCATATAATAGTTTGGTTCCAGTTTTTGCGTTAACTCCTGGGGACGGGTGTTAGTTGTTGGAATGATCCAGAGTAGGGCGAGGATGAGCATTATCTTCTCCACAGGTAAAACTGCTTTTGTTTGGTGCTGTTCTTGTCTTTGCGATTGCTCGTCTAACGATCTCTTTTTCTGTCCAATCTTGGATCAGAGTTCTAATTACGATAAAAGAGACTACGGAAAATCCTATGACTGTTAATTCGAACATGGTTATCCTTAAGATTGGAATAGATTAGATACTGTACCATCATAGAATGTCTTAGCTACCGGTCCAAGATTTTTCGGTTCTTGTTTAGTTTGTAGGCGGTCTCTTTCAGATAGAACACACATTGCCCAACCGACTTTGGCAAGATGATTTTCAGTACGGTCTCCTTCGAGGTAACGAAGTAAATGATCTATTGCATGGTTGATGCGTTCTTCAACCCATTCAGGGTCATTGAGTCCTCGTTTCCAGTTATCTTTACCGTACTTAGCAGCTCCTTCAGCAAAGATAGAGGATAGGGCACGGATATAATGAGGTGGGATTTGGGTGTAGTTAAGTCCAAGGACTTCTGTTTTAGCTTTGTTCATGGTTAGTCTCTTTTGAGGGTTCTTGATAGGGTTTGCCGTCATTTGTACCCCAAGTTAACATTTGACGAGCATGGTCGGGATCTACATTTAGTCCTCGTTCTTTGAGAAATTCTCCAGCATTTAAATACTGGTATAGTAATCTTTGTTCACCATGAGTTAGTCGTCTTTGGTCATTCATTGTTGTTCCTCTATCTGGCAGAATCAGATGCTCGTTTATTTGCTTCTTCACACGCATGTTCTTTAGTATACGGTCCTATTGGGGCATCCCAGCCCACTCGTGTGACCCACCAAGCCTCATTATGTTCGATGCAAATGTACCAATCCCCACCTTTGTAACCATACCAAATTGGTTGTTGAGGGACTGTACCAGGTAATGTTAGTTGGTTACTCATCGAAAAAGCCTTTGGAATCGAGTATGTGTGCTATATTAATAATACGTTGATGTTCTTCGTTTGAAATATCAATAGGAAGTTCACTCCGAAGCCTATAGTCTATTAAAGAAGTCATTCTTTCATTTATCCAGGCTTTGATTCGTGCTTCTTTAGCAACTTCTTTTCTTAATTGGAAGTATTCTTCTATGTTAGGTTTTACTCCATTGAGTATGTACCAACCTATTGCATAGATCCAACAAGCAAAAAATATCCAACTAAAGATGTAGATTGCAATTTCCATTATTGTTCCATTTCGTGTTGCATTTTGGCAAGTTCTGTTATCCGTGGCATGTTATCGAGAAGCTCTTTAAGGATTGCTGCTCGAAATGTGTCAACTAATTTCGTTGATGGAATTAGTCTTGTATCATGATCTCGATTTCTGATTGAAGATGCCATGTTATGTAAAACTGTGGCAATATCTTCTCCGCACCATTGATTATCAGCATCGTTGGGACGATACAATGGATTTAATGCGTGTTGTACTGTTTGGCGTACTTTCTCCAAAAATGATTTGGCTTTTTGTTCTGCAAGTTTGTCAATTGTGTTACTGAGGCTTGATTCGGTTGTCATGGTTGTTCCTAGGAGAAAAAAGTGCCTGGTTAGCCAGCGTAGAGTCCCAGGCAAGGGGTTGGGCAAGGATTCGAACCTGCTGTGATGCGTGTACCCACCACGCCGCCAACCCAGGCCGATTAACGGCTATATGCTGCGGACCAATACCAACGACCATCTCTACCTTGAGCACAAGCTCGTGCTAGAAGTTGGCCTCTACCTACACAGTGAGCAGGTTGATTAGGGCTATCACTTACTCCTACTCCTTGCATTCTGGCTCCTGGGGCGACTCCGGTGATATGTCCGTGCTGTCCACGCATTGCTTGAAGTTGGGCTTCTCGGAGACAGTGGGCATAGACTGAGCTACCATATGAGGTAGAGTCTGCAACAGTACTTTTAATGTATGTTGTTGTGTTGAGCGTTGGCGGTGAAATTCGTTGGCTGATTGGTTGGGTAATTCGTATTGCGGAATTGACGCCGAGACGTACAATCGGTTGTACAGTAGGTCGTGTAAGTCGTTGTACGACTTGAGGCAGGGGACTATTGGGGGCACTCCGCGGTGGGCCATAACATACTCCGTTACTACATTGAGCAAAGACGTTGGACGAAACGATAAGCAGGGAAAGGGTAAAGAGCATCCTAAACATTGTAAATTCCTAAAGTGTTGAGAAACAAAAGTGGGCAGTTTATACTGGTGCCCAGCAGTAAAGTTCAGACTAGGCCGTAATTTCCGATGCCGGAACAGTACGGAGCTTTTCTGGATTATTCACGTTACGGAGAGTAACTTGATCTCCGTCACGAGACACTACATGGTACTTGCCGCCCATGTATTCAACGATGTCAGACTTAACTGAGTCTGGTGCATCACAAGCAAAGCACTTGCACTCTGCTCGACCTTTGTAGCCTTCCTTGACTTCAAAGGTAACATAGTGCGGAGTGTTAAGCAGATCCTGAGCCAGTTCATCAATGCTTTGATGAGACTCACGGACTTCACGGGACAAGCCCATGTCTTCGAGATCGTCGAGACAGATAGCCATTCGACCAGCTGCATCCATCTTTTCCGAGTCATAAAGACTATGGATAGCTCCAGTGAACTTCTTGCCACGATATTCTTCAGGTTCAATAACCTCAATTTCAACAGCGATGTAGGGGTTGCCTTCACTACCTTTAGCCTTATCTGCTTTGAAGTCAACAATCAATGCCTTACCCGCAGTTCCTTTGGGGACAGGAATACCTCGGACTTGCTTTTCTGCCGTCTTGGCAGTTTCAAAAGCACGAGCCTTTTGGGTATAGAACTTGCTGAAATCGCTGGAAACTTTTGACTTACTCATAATACTCTCAAATGTAAAGGAAATTGGAAATTGGGTTTAGGTTTATTTAGATAACATTTCCTTGAAGTTTTGGGGAAGGGCTGCCAAAAAGTTTGCATATGCTTCTTCTTCGCTGTCTCCTGCACTAATGTAAGGGGGAAGGTTTAGTTTGTTCTTTGCTGAGTGAACTAAAGATTGTCCAGTGAAGATCATTCTATAATCTTCATCTTTCATCTTCGCTTCAATAGGTTTCTTTTGATTCTTGTTACCAATAAATTTGGTGTATCGTTCTACATTGGAATCAACACAAAGGTACAAGATGGATTGTGCCCATCTTTTAAATACATCACGAATACCTTTATCGGCATCGAGGTCAATTGTATCGTAGTCCACACCCCTTGGGTTCTTTACCTTTTCCTGGGTGGAGTGGGCTATGAGTATAACATTCTTGCCTTGGGTTCGTAGGTTCTCAAAGACCGTGCATAATTCTTCAGCGTACTTTGGTGCTTGGGTTCTTGGGCCTTTGAAGTACGAGTAGAATTCTTCGGCGTCTCCTTCATAGTCCTTTTCGATGCTGTATTGGAAGATAGAGTTTTGTAGTCCGTGGAGACTATCAATTACAAGGGTCTTTTCCGTGGCACGAGAAAGACAAATCTTAACTTCTTGGTAGGATTCAGCGTCAATGTTGACGCAACCTTCTGGTACTTTACCTATGTCATCTAGGTCAACGTATCCTGCTTCTGGTTTGAGGGTGATACATTTCAGGGGTTTGGAAAATTGTAAGGCAAAGCTCGTTTTGCCTACACCAGATTGTCCATACAATATAATTCCTACTCCACGTGGCATTATTCAAGTTCCTCGAAGAAGTTTTCTTTGATTGGGAGATTTTCTATGCCGTCAATACCGACAAGAACGTTATACATTTTACGTTTGAAACTGTCAGTAGCAGATGGCATAAAGGTTCGTAAAGGGAAGCGATAAAAAGTTGAATTGTAACATGCTGGGTTACAAATATCAAATTTTGGATCGGTTACATATTCATACCACTCGTGCATACGATGTAGGAGAGGTATGAAAGTTTGATACCAAAAATTATTAACATCTTCGTCACTTATGTTAATTGGTTGTTGGCTAACCCAATTTTGTCTATACTGATGGATTGGTAATGTTGCTTTAGCCCCATTATGTCCATAGTATATTTGATTGGTGAAATCTTCCTTACTTTGTTTTAGTCGTCGAGTAGGGAGGACCCACGGCTTTTGTGCTTCTGGAATTAGGATTAGGTCGTAGTGTACCAGCCTCGGCCCATATATTCCAGCGTATAGCATTGTTTGTGTATCAAGTTTTAACTCGTATTTGAGGGTCTCTGGTTTGATATATCCTTTGCACTTATGTTCTGCCATACTTTCCCATGAGGCAGATAATCCATCCAGTTTACCACGAAGGCGAAATGGAAGTGAGCATTTGAACTGTGTGTCCCATATGTTAATGTCAAATTTGACTTCAGTTTTCCATTTTTCTTCTCCCAGGTAAGATAATGAGTATTGATTAAGCATGTTGACCAGGCTTGATTCAATGTCAATATCTTTGTGAGAAATTGGTGGATGTTCTTTGAGTCGAGCAAGCATCTTTGGAACTGCAACTTGTATGTCACGAGTTTCAATTAGATGCTCAAGACCAACGTGAAATGAGTCACCCCAAATTAGATTGAAGTAAGGGGTTCCTGGTTCAGGTGTCTCTCTGGGTTCGTCCAGGCCTAAAACTAGGCTCAGGTAGGCCGTGTACGGGTCTTGTATCCATTCGTTGAGGAGACTCTGGCTTACTCCGTCTACTATTGGTCCCTTCCATTTTGGAGGCTTCGACCTTAGCTCTGTTAATAGTGACATCTCGTGGGGCTGAAAGTCCAAAGCTACTACCTCGGGCTGAAAATTTGAGTAAGGAACATTTAATGTTTGGTGCTAGCTCAACATTCTCTTTCAAGTTGAGGAGATAACGCCTAGTTTCATATTCGACTACTGCAAATTTTGGTCGAATAACTAATACTTCTAAAACCGATTCGTGGTTAATGATGACCTTGTGTGTTTGCCTTAGTGTTAGACAGAGCATGTAAAAACCTTGAAAGTAAAAGGGCTTGTTCTTTTACGGAGTATAGGGGATATTCCATCACAATAATCGATGAAATACTGGACATCGTATGGGTTGGTAATTTTGTTTTATACTTCTTTGCTTTATCTCCTATGAATACAATTGCTTGAGGTTTGTAGTAAATAATTAGTTCGTTGAGTTTAGGCTTGCAAGCCTCTATCTCCTGGGGTGTGGGTAGTTCGCCGTAGCAGGATACTAGGTGCGTTATGCAAAAGCTGTGTGGTACGGTGACTTTATTGAATATGATGTTTAAGAATCTGCCTGTTTCTCCAATGAAAGGAAGTCTTGCAATATCGTCTGTGCTGCTTGGCGAATCTCCGATGTATAGGACTTTGGTGGCGGTGAGTTTGTCTCCAACATGTCCAACTCGTGAAAGCACAACTCCTCTTCGAGACTCACAGCGGGTGCAGTTGTTGCAGGAATTCCATCTTCCTTCTCCAATGTAAGTTGTATTAGGCATTCTGTGACCTGTAGTGGTGTTCCAGATAGAAGTTTTTTGAGAACTCCAACGGAAATTGGTTTTTGCCCGGTCAGATACATATGAACATTTGATGCGTGCAATCCAACTTTTCTAATGTATGCTGCAAAAGAGCATTGGATATTGCATACGATCATGTCTCTGATTTCATTTCCATCTTTTTCGTTTAGAAGCAGGGATGTATGGTCTGAAACCGTTTTTGTCAAGTGTAATATTTGGTGCATGGTAAATCCTAAGGAATTTGGCTACAAGTTCACAAGTCTCAACTATTCTACTCGGTCCAAGGTGTGATGATGTAAAATAAAGGACAGTCCAGCCTAATAAACGGGCTGCGTTACCCTTATCGCAATCATTTGTCATACCTTTTAATGAACAGTGACCGGGGCCTTGTCCTTGGATTTCAACTGCTACCTTATGTTCTGGCCAGCAAAAATCAAAACGCCATTGACGTTCTGTGTGAAAGTGATACTGAAGTGTTGGAGGTAAAGAGTAAGTACGTTTCCAACACTTGTAAAATGCTTCTTCAAGTTCTGATTCAATCTCACTCATAGAAATAAGAGTCACAAATAGGCTGTTTAGGTAGCCCAGACTCATAAAAACCATGATGTCGTATGCGAGCATACAAGTTGTCAAGGATTACAGGTTGGTTTTCGTATACAGCTTTGCGGTATTCTAGACTACCTGTGAGTCGAGCTTGGAAAGTTAGTGGTTTGAATGGACCGTTCTTTTCAAGTGAGCAGATTGCAATTGCACAACCTTTTTCTCTGCCTTTGGTAGAGCAAGTCCAACCAGTGATGCGAAATTCACTTGTGTCGAATCGTTTGTACTTCTGAAGTGAAGCAGAGCGTTGTCCATATTCGTATTTGGTGTAAGGGTGACGAACAATAGTGCCTTCATAACCTTGCCCAATGAAATGGTCAGTGACCCTTTCAACATCTTCCTTTTTCCCTGGGATGGTTTCTACGGCCACGATATGTTCGTTTAGTAGGCTTAGGGATTCGAGGACTTGATTGACTTGCTGATGTCGCATGAAGAATGGGTCATCGGATTGAATATCAAATACGTGGTATTTGATCTTCATGAATTCTTCATGGGGCGAGTCTGGTCGGATCAGTTTTTGGTGGGTTTGGAAGTCTAGTCCATGACAGTATAGTTCTCCGTCAAGAACAATGTTGTCAGGGATGTTGGACAAGAGCATGGCAATATGCGGTACGGAATTGATGCGAGTATTTTGCCTGGACATCAATTCAGAATTATTGGCGATGCAACGAATACCGTCAAGTTTGGGTTGGAAGAAAACATCTGAAGGAAGTTTGTCAAGATTCGATTCGAACTCCAAAGCCAACATAGGTTGCTTTGGAAAATTGTACGGGTTTTCAGAGTAGAGTTCTCTGTCAACTTTCTTGTTCCAACGGCTTGCTGCTTCTGCTGATGCACTTGCAGGAGAAGCGAGTTCGAGTGATTCGGTTTGGTATTGTCCATTGAAGATTCCATGTTTAATTGTGATCCATTGGTCTTTTACCGAAATTTCCCAGAAGTTGTTCTTCTTGTATAGTTTAGGAAAGGTTTTCGTGTAAGTCATCGCAGTATTTCCTTATTAACTGATCTGCGTTATGGAATTGGTGATTGAGTCGAAATAAGACTCGTTCTATCGGTGTTATTGGAAGTGTAAAATGAACTGAATCTAAGTCTATTAGTGGATATCCAGTTTCTTTGGCGTATTGCCCAGTTGCATTAAAAGTTGGTGTACGATCACCAATGGTTCTGAATAGCACTACGGGGGCATTTGGTTTTGTTCCTGGGTGGAGGGGTGAGTGTGCTAGTATTAGTTTGATGTGTTTGCTTTTCATTTGGAGGGCCGCTGTGGCCCCATCTGAAAATCCAAATAATACTGTTGGCATTGTAAGGGACAAGTCTAACCAGTTGGTGTTGAACTTGTTCCAATTAAGTGTTCGTGGAAAGTGGGTTGTATAACGGAGTTGTGGAAAACGGGGTTGGATTCGGTATCTGAAACCGTTTAAGCCGACAACTTGAAAGCTTTGAAGAAGGGCGGGCATAATACCCATTCCTGTACGATTTTAGGTGGTTTGTTGTATCCGAAAATGCTACCAGGTACATATGCGGGATAACCCAGGTCTTTGAGGATATGGAGCCTTACTCCTGTATTTACGAATAATCCAGGAAATGTATCAAGAGCAATAGAGGCATGGCGTCCTTCTGCTACTAAGATTGATTTTGAGGAAAGTTCGTAGTTGTGTGGGTTAACATTCAGATAGAATTGTGAATTATTCATCTGAATTTGTATTTTTAGCCAATCATCCTTGTGTTGTTTGTTTAAAACAAGTAGTTTCATTTCAGTCCTTTGATATGACGGTACTCTATTATTGGGTTAATAGTGTGTACGGCTATTTTGGGTTCTTTGTTGTTCTTGTCTTGGCAAATACTACAGATTCTATTGCCAGCACCTCGCGAATCGAACATTTTATCACACTTTAGACACTTGCGTTCCATCATTGTACCCAGTATTGATTTTTTGAAGTCCGTGTAATAGCAACAAAATGTAGATTTTGTTCTTGCTTTTTAGTAATTGGGTGGCTTGATGCCAAAGGATGCTCAATTGGTGGATTCATTATGAATACATTGTTAGCTTCTAGTCCTTTTGATTTGTGGATGGTGGAAAGTAAGAATCGATCTGGTTTATCGACTTCTTGAACAACAACTTTGATGTTAGCGTAGAGATCGTTAAGGTTTTTACAACCTTCAGCTATTCCTACAATGGCACCGCAGAGTTCTTCTGCCATAATTCCTGCCATTGGGTGCGGCTTTTTAGCCTCAATTTCTTGATATTGTTCAAGTTTATCGAGCAAATCTGGGATTGAATTAGCACGTGTTTTCTTGATAAAGCTGATGATTTTGCCACCAAAGTCTTTATCGGCTAATTCAACACCAAATCCATTCTTTACAAGAGACAAACCAAGTGGTAAAAGTGGTGCATTTGTCCGTGAAACAATCATTACGTTCAGCTTTTTACCTTCACGTGCAGGTAATGTTTTAAGCCTACTGAGCATAGATTGGAAAGATATTGACATATCTTCGCCAATTTCTTTGTTGGGGCCGGGCAAAACTGATCCTGGGATCAATTTGTTGGCACGTTCAACGATATTGACTGGGTTTCGGAATGTAGTCTTGAGTGGAAGGACAACATCTGAAATAGTTAATACTTTGTTGAACATTTCCTCATCTGCACCAGCAAAAGCCATAATTGCCTGGTTTCTGTCCCCAACTAGGACTAGATTTCGGCAAATTGCTTGCACTAATGCAAAAGTGGATCGACTTAAGTCTTGACATTCATCAATAAAACCTATGTCGTATCGAGCACTTCTGATATGTTTTAGTGCCATCCAAACCATATCGTCATGATCGACGCATCTATTTGGGATTTGGCACCTCAAAAGTAGTGATTCTACCTTTGGTTTCCAATCATCAGGCATCTTTTGTACTGAGTCCATTGCAACCATATCCGGGTATTTAGACCGAATATAGTCGTAATTTTCTTCAGTTGGTTTCATATTCTCGACTTTGAAGTGACCGATTAGGCTTTTGACCCTATACCAGCCAAGTTTCTCAGTAAAAGGCATATCTTCATATGACTTTTCTGCAAAGGCTTGAATAAAACCGTCAAGACGACCACTATCGTATTTTTGGTAGCCGAGTTGTTTGATTAACTCAACATATCCTGCACCGTGGAAGGTGTAAACAGGTGTTTTCTTAGGCAAACGAGCAATCATGTTTTCCTTGGCAGTATTTGTGTGTGCCAAGTAGACCACCTTATACGGCTTTTCCCTGGGAGGGAAGTGGGTGCGTAGGGTGTCATAGATTACTTGCTGTTCATCTGATGTTGGTAACTTCGGTACGTGTGCTCCTTGGATATGATGGTAAGCGTTTGTAATGGTGTAAGTTTTGCCAGAGCCTGGCCCGGCTTCAATTGTTAGGATCATGGTTGGGGTTATTTGCGAGGATTTTTGTACGAACTTCACGCAAACCTTCATGGAGGAAGATTAGGTCTTGTTTAAGTCCTTCGATTTGTTCTTTTTGTTTTTCATCAAGTTGTTCATCAGAAGAATGTTCTAAGAAGAAGAGCCGTTCCGAAGATGCTAACAGTTCAGCAGAAGCGGCTAGAAGTTTGCGGGTTTCTATGAGTCTCTGTGCATATTTCATTGGTCATTCCTTGGATTCGATTATTTTGTTAAGAGCATCACGAAGTTTGGTAACCTCTGATGGGTCTAGGTGGACGGCAAATATACCATTTGGATGAACTTCCATTTCTTCTCTAGGGTCGTCTATGAACTGTACAGTTCCTTGAACGAAGTAGAGAAAACAGGTTTCGGATATGTCGTCGTCGAGAACGTGGGAGAAAGTAGATGCCATCAGTTTTCACTTGGTTTGATTTTGAAGAGGTTTTCATTTTTGTAGCCGAGCATCATCTTATCTACTTCGCCTCTCATCCAGTTAAAGAACTCTTGTCCTTCTGGACTTAGTGTTGCCTTAACTTCTGGGTTGTTTTCTATGGCGTGCATGGTTGCCATGTCCATTCCAAATCGGAAGTTTGAGATTTGAGACATCATTGCTTCTACTTGTTTTGTAGTTTTTTCTGGAGGGGTTAGGCCAATTCCTTCCATATATTTGATCGATTTGAGGGTGCTTATTGTGTTTTGGATGGATTGTATGTAACACTGGGCCATTTTCAGAGTGTCTTTGGCGAATTGAAGGTTGTCCATAATTATGCTTTGTAGATTGTGTAGGCCATTATTAGGCAAGAAGTGAAACCGATTGAGCAAACAACTGTAAAAGGTAGAATCCATTCCATATTGTACTCCTTATGTATACGCAGGGTATAATTATTATCATTCCCCAAAAGTGGTATATATCGGGTGACTTTTGTTATACCCTGCGTATAATACATGATTTTGTTACTTAGCTTGTCTACGGGCTATTCGTTTTGCACGAGTAGAAGCTTTTGAGAAACCTGGTCGATTAGGAATTGGGTGATTTACCTGATTCCTTTTACGTCGTTGAGTCTGAGAATTGGGATTAAACTCGGAAACAATTGGTTTATGGGTTGGTCTAGGACCCATATGTCCGTGTTGGTCTCTTCCATGAATGGAAAGAGATAATTTACTAGGCACTTGATCACGAGGTAGAGTCGAACCAAGTAGATAAAGAGCAGACATGAGAGTGTTTGCGTTCATAGTAATTCCTTAATGTATTGAGATGCTTTACCGTCACCAAAAGGACAATCAGAGTTGATTTCTGGATTGTCCACAATTGCCTCAAAGTTGGCAAGGAGTAGTTCACTTGTTGGACATAGTAGGATATGTCCTGAATCTATCCCTTCTTGCCGCTCAGTGGTTTCCCTACATAATAGTACACGTTTTTGTAACCAGACTGCTTCTTCTTGTAACCCTCCGGAATCAGTAATGACGAAACGACAATGACGAAGATGACTAATAAGTTGTTGATGGGGAACAGGATCGAAGAATAGTAATCGACTATTCTTAGGATAGTGTTTGGTAACTGCTGGGTTTGTATGTTTGTAAACAACAAACTCCAAATGATGATGATGGTCAGCTATGATGGATAAGGCCTGGAACCAATCATCAAGTTTATCCCAATTTTCTCTACGGTGTAAAGTAATTAGAACTGTATTTGAGTAACTGGTTGGAAGTGGATCGATTTCATCCAGTGTTGTACTCCCAACAACATGAACATCTTCACCAGTTAGGTTAGATGCAATTAGATGATGAATATTTTCAGCATCACTTTCAGTTGTGCAGAAGTGCTTTGTAGCAATCTGCGAGATCATCCGCCTGAAGCCTTCTTCTGGGAAGGGGTTGTATAGGTCGCTGGATCGCATACCAGCTTCTACGTGATAGACCGGTATCTGATTTAAGAACCCGAATAGTGCTCCGCAAAAGGCTGAAGTTGTATCACCTTGGACAATGATAGTAAATTTGTCTAATAGGTTGAGTGCAATATGTTTGTTTATGTAGTCAAGTTTATGCTCTCGTCTTCCTTGGGTATACATGCGGCTAATTTCGCTTACAATCCAATTGATTTGGTTTTGCAATGAATCGTGTTGCCAGTTTTCGCAGTAGTATATTGCGACGTCTAGTCGGTTAAACTGGAGGGACAGGTTTGGTTGTTGGCAAGTGCAAATAACAATTGCATCTTCTACCTTTTCAATGACTGGCTTGAGTTTAATATACTCTGGCCTAGTTCCTATGATGAATATGTATTTCATTTCCATGATCCTTGGAAGTGGTGGATGGCAACAGTTCTGGGACTCATAATAATTTTACGACGACGATGATCGTAAGGACAGAAAATGTCACTTGGATAAAGGACTCCGTTACCATGTAGGTAAAGGGTTTTATCTAGTGCTTGTTTCTTGACAAATAACTGAAGTAATTTAGTTAGGAACTTGGTATTTGGGATGGGTTGAAATTCATCAAGACAATCATAATAGTCTATGACGAGTTGACAAAAGGGGTGGTTTGGTACAGCTCCCATTGTTGCAGTGATTAGAACTTGTCCATTAACTTCTTGACCTGAGACAAAACTGTGTTGTCTATATGGATCAAGAGACTTGACAAGTTCAACATCAGCGTCTAATGAGAAACCACCATGAGTATACAGGAATCGAAATCGCCAATAGTCTGCGACATAGGCCCATTTGCGTTGTTCCCGGGCTTGTCTGACAAAACGTGGTTCTGAGTCAAGAACATCAATGTAAGGGCTTAGTGAGGATACTAATTCGTCATTGATTTCAATGATTTCGTAATTGAATCTTTGCCAAGATTCAATACAACGTTTAACTAGATCAGGTTTGGGGTTATTACCAAACCAACAGTAATGAATTTTGTTTGGGATCATGATTTAGTTTTCAGATTCAAGTTTATTATTATTCGGTTCCATTTTTGGAGCATGTCTTTCAGGTATTTACTAAACCACTTTTTGTTTTGTTCTTTACCTTTTGTAAATAAAGAATAAATACGTTTTGTAGTATTTACTCTTGGAAGGTTTTTTGTATGTACTATTACCCAAAGTCGATATTGTATAAGTCCCCTTACTCTTTGGTACCACTCTTTATCGTATTTGATGATGTTCATAGTTGTTGAAACCTGTTATTCCATTCGGTCCAGTGGTGAGAGAGAGGAAGTTTATCAATCCAAGGATCTTTTATGCCAGCATAGTGGACGATAAAAGGATGGGAGATACGAGGTAAGGCGTTTATTGGGCAAGTTGATTGACAAAGATTGTAATGAACTGGCAGAATTTGAATACAACCCTTACAAGTAAGGTTGAGTATGTCTTGGTCATTAGTTGGGAATGACCTAGATTTGGCTAGGTGAATGATTTTGTTTGGGTGTGCAAAACAAGGATGAGAGAAGTCCATGTATAACACACCGGCATTTACATAATCATTTTGGGGAGGTAACCCAATACGTTTCTTGTAAGAAGGTGTAATACCAATGTCTACTGCACCTGCCATAGCCATATTATCTTCTAGTTCGATATCTGGTATCTTGTTGACAACTATTGTGTCAGCGTCCAGATACAGCACCTTTTTTCCTGGGAGGAGTTGTGGTAACATAAGCCGGTACATGGTGGCTTGTGTGAATCGTCCATTAACATGCATCTTTGGGAAGGTGAAGGTGTTAATGAAGTGGATGGCTGTTCTTGGTTCTGTTTTGAGCAAGTCAGGAAGAATGGAGAGGTATGCTGTTTCGGAGCATACTAAGTAAACTTCTTCTACTTGTGGGTTGTTAGTAAGTAGAGCGTACAGTTGTGTTGGGATGTACTTTGCCCAGTTATCGGTAAAGCAATATGCGACTATCATGAGAATTTCCATTCGAGGTTATGAGAAGTGGCGAGGTTTTTTAGTTCTTTCTTCCAATCGGAGACAGGCCTCTTATCGTGAATTGATTGTAATTCCCGGATAAAGTATCGGAATTTATCAGGAACTAATTCTTTTTCTACAAGTGCATTCCAGGTTCCTGTTTCCATAGTAGACGAATAATGTTCATCAGGGATAAGGATCCCAGCTGCACATTTGCAATCATCAATGCCGCGATAAGCACAGATTCCATCTACATAGTCTATGTGAGCATATGGTTTTAGCAGTGACTTTTTGTTTTGAGTAAGTAGGTGGTTAGCTACTATGTCAAAAACTTCTTGTTCAGTTGCTGGTAGTTCAAAGAGTGTCATTAGAGAATTTCCATTCGAGTTTTTGGGTTTTGGCTAGTTCTTCTAGTTTTTCTTTCCAACGAATAGGCTTGTGCATATCGTGGATGGATTGTAGTTCTGAAATTAGAAAGGCAAATCTATAAGGGGCAAAACCTTTTTCTACTAATTTTAGCCAGGAATGTTCTTCTAATTTTTTAGAATAATGTTCATCGGGGATGAGGATACCTGCTGCACATTTGGTGTTTTTTGTTCCACGGTAAACACATTGCTCATCACCAAACTTATCTAATCTTAATGATTGTGTTCCTTGAGTTAGTAGATGATTGGCAACTATGTCAAAAATTTCTTGTTCAGTTGACGGTAATTCAAAGGGGGTCATGGTTGTCCTTAGAGAATGGTGTCCAAAGTTTGTTAAGATGTTCCCATCTTGTTTTGAGGAATGTTTCAACTTCTGGTAGTTCTTGTTCTGTAACGTCAATAGTTACAAAACAATAATGTCCTTTTCTTTGAAGGACATAGAATAGAGTAAGGAGTAAATACTTTTTTACACCTATGGAAAAATCCATAATTATTTTTTCTTCAAGATCGAACCTAAATAGTAGGTTCCAATCTTTATTTTCATCGATACGAGTTTCTTTGAAGGATTTCCAAGTGGGATAATGTTCTGAGTATACTTCCGGTTCATCAGGACTTGCAAGATAGTTTTGCTTTTTGCAATAGAAGGGATGATTTGTTACTTTTAACATGGTTGTCCTTAGTATTGGTGTTCTTCGTCACAAGTAACTTGATTAGAGTTTTGTAGCCAGGTTTTGTAAACTTCTGGCATATCTTTCATTGCAGTCTCGTCCCAACGTTCAGGGACATTAGAATCTAACCAAAAGGCTTGTTCAACTGAGAGGGAGTTATCAGAGTTATAGTTGACATAGACTTCGTGATAAGTACCGGAGTCATGAGGAGAACCTTTAAGACGTAAAGTGATAAGACGTTCCTTGAACTTTTCATCAAGGATACGATAAAGTTGGGCAATGAATAGTTGCGACTCAATACGATAAAGTTGTGAGTAGTTGTTTTGACCAACTTGTACACAGTTTTCAGCATAGGGGACAGATCCAAGGGACATAGATTCCATAGTGTTATCCGTAAAGTTAGAAGCCAAGGCTAGTAAGGATTCCAGATGTTATTGGTTTTGCTTGTTCTCTTAGTAGTTGCAACTGTCCTACTTGAGGTAATTCAGAAAACGTGAATAAGCAAACTAAGGCATGAACTTGTTCTAGTGTTGCTTTTGTTTGAAAGATTTGTATACGCTCTTTGAATATGGTGACTTCATAACCAATAATAGTGACGTTTTTGTCATGGACTGAATGTACTCTTAGTGTTAGGTTGCCACGTTCACAAGTGATATCATTCTTTGCCATTATTTAGTCGCCTTGACAAGACGAAACGGGGCATTGTACTTGGTCAGGGCCTTATTGGCCGCCCCTATCTGTTCCTGGGGTGGGATGGTTTGGGTGATGACCATTAGTTCGATGCCTAGTAGACTAGGCTGTATTTCACCACGTATAACAATGGTCAGTGGGTGGCAGTTTGATAATAGGTCAGTCAAGACACGGGTCTTGGGTTGAACCTTGACACCTAGGGCATGAAGTATCTGTCCGACTAAATCATGCTTGCCCGACTTTTCATCATGGATATACTTTTGTCGGTGTGAAATGTCGGATAGATGAATCGGAATCGTTTTGAGTTCCATGAGTTATCCTTAAAGTTTGCAAGTAAGATGAGTGCGGTCGCAAAATGAGACTATATCTTCCGCCTATAATATTATAGGCCGCAGATAGTTTAGAGTCAACCCTACGTTGAAAAATTATTTTCGTCATATTGGCCGCCGCAAAATCGGCGAGAAGCGGGGGAAATAGAGGGATTCCCCAATCCACCCAAGGGTACACCCCCCAAGGAAGAACCTATAGAAAACGCAGGCAAGCTGCACAACCTAGGCAAGATGGGTAGTGTACACAAGCTAGGCAAGGCTGGCAGGATGGGGCGACTAGGCAAGCTAGATAAGATAAGCAAGCTAGGTAAGATAGGCTAACTAGCTAGGATAGGCAAGGTGGGGTAGGTAGGCAAGCTAGGTTAACTAGTTGGGATAGGTAAGCTAGTCAAGATGGGGCGACTAGATAAGATAGGTGAGCTAGGCCAAGTAGATAAGATAGGCAAGATAGCCTTGGCCTAGTGTACAAAGATAACCTAGTGAACGGGTTGACACCTATAAAGAAAAATCTAACTATAAGAAAAATCTAACTATAAGAAAAATCTAATAGTAAGAAAAATCTAATAGTAAGAAAAATCTTATTATAAGAAAAATCTAACTATAAGAAAAATCTAACTATAAGAAAAATCTAATAGTAAGAAAAATCATATAACAAAAAAACCTTAGGGGGTCAGCCCTAAGGTTATCGGTTATCGGTTAGGATCGGTGGCGATTACGCGGTTCGTAGGCCTTTGGGAGTGTCCGGACCGCCAAAATGGGGGTATCGTGCCGGGTTGTCTTTGGTAGCCTTTTCTCCCTTAGCTAGCCAGTTACTGGCGTGAGGGATGGGGTTACTTTCGCTCTTTGGACGGGCTACCGTGTCCCCGTCAAAGTGTAGAGAGATGAGGTTAAGAACCGCACCCATCTTCTCCCGGTTGTCGAGTTTCTTCGCATCGGCAACGGCACCCCATAGCTTGCCAAACTCTGTCGGAGCCGTAGAGGCCGTCTCAAGTTGTGCAAGGAATGTTCTACATTGTTCAATCGGAACCTCTACAGTTCCTACGTCCAGTGTAGAGGGGTCTAAACATTCTTCTGGGAACTGTTTCGACGCGAAGTAAAGCGACAACCCCGCAGCAACATAATGGGGGGCGATAATCTTACCCCAAGTACTTACACCCCCTCTACCGATATCGGCATTATGAACGTCCTGAACTAGTTGCTCAAGGTTACTAAATCCCCCCTTAATCCTATAGAACACCGCATTCTTAGCGGTTGTATCTAACCCCTTAGAACTCATAGAGGCGTTAACGTCTGCACCGGACAATCTATGGTAGAGAACGGTCTCGACACTTGCCAACATGCGGGCAAGCTTCTGCTTAATTTCCGCCACCTTAGACGGAGAATGTTCCTTCCCGTCGATATTACGGAGCGTATCAATGGGTAGCACAGTGGGGTCGCGGAATTGAGTGTCAATAGCGGTTCTTGAGCGTCCAGTGTCAATTGTATTGACGAATAGAGCCGGGATACCCACGACGACGATGAGGGGTACAGATCCTTCCCACCCACCTAGAACCGCCATCTGCATAGCGGTTGTACGATGATTACAGCTAGCCCCCATACCCTGACTATCGAAAATGAACGTCTCACCGTTCATCGCCCATTTATGGGCGGAGAAGGTATAGGAAAGAGCCTTAGACGCATCCTCCCGCAGTTTCCGATTGTTAGGATGGAATCGGTTTTTAAAATTCCGTTTACCCTCCTTCCGGCTAACCGTGTATGACCAATCCGCGACCATGGGCGAATCGGGGTCGATTTTCATAACCTGCGAACCGTCTTTAGCCAATACGGGTTCGCCAGCTTCATTTAGAGCCGGAATTACACGCGGTTTCACCTCCTCTATCCCTGACCATTCTATAACTTCCGCAGACCTATATTCCCCTACGAAAACCTCTACATTTTCGAGGGTGTACCGATTCAGACTTTGAATCAGGTCTGCTGGACAATCAGAGAAAGAGCGTATTTTCCCGGTTACCAAATCGATTTTAGTATCTTCCCAAACTGCACCATCCGAAAACACGTGGTCGAATTCCCGTTGCGTCATTGGGGCTAGAATCGTCTCCCCCTCGTGTACCGCTTGGGGTTGGTTCCGACAATCGGCAAGGGCTAGGGCGACGTTTGCAAACTTTGTTGACATAATTGAAAACCTTATGAACTATCGTTAAACCGTAACGATACGGCCACAATTGAACCCGATTGTGGGGGCGGGTTGACGATAAAACCCATCGTCAGGGGGTGTTCGGTTACTTATAAGATTGGGGTATGAGTTTCGTTTGGGCCATTTAAAGAAAAGACATAACCGGACCAAATTATATCTTTTGAATACGCTTCACAATCTTTCTTGCCACTATATGAAGTTATCATGTAACGCCATTTTAAATCACCAAATGCCATCTTATAGGCTACTAATGCGGGATAGCTTAGTGTCCGAAGTTTCTTATATTCGTTTGGCCTAAAATCATATAACGGGGTTAGTGGACGGGTTGAACAATAATCACAAGAATCATCACCGCAGGGAGGGGTTAACCATGAATTGCATTTTCCGCAAAAATAGGCGTCATACTTGTCAGAGTATTCGCTATCATGTTCGCATTTCATCGTCATACCCCACTATATTCTTTGGGGAGGATAGAGGCGAAGGAGGGGGTATCTTCCCAAATAACAGTGGGGCGGTACATAGCGGAAAGTACTTTGACGGCGACTAGGTTGTTATGCGTTACGATTGTAAGTGTATCAATTGTAGCCTTGCGTATCGTCAAGGTACGTGGAGCGTGATATCGGCCCGAAGTGTCAACCAACCAACCCGCGAACACGTCCACAATGCCAACCTCAACGCCATGTAATCGGCATATGACACCTTCGCCACGCATAACAGCGGAGCGGATTAAAGACACCATTTTGGACGTTATACGGGCCGTTGTGCTTTGTCGCTTCATTCTGGTTATCCGTTCAAGGGGGTGGGGGGGGGGGGGGGTATTAGGGTAAATAGGCAACAACGGCATATTCGTCGTTGGGATTGCCTATTTTGGCTAGATACTGGCATGCTTCGCGGTACGTATCGAATAGCAATGGCATGTCGTTTAATACGTGAGTTATTTCGTTTTCGACGATGGCGATATACGCCCCAAGTACTTCGTTCTTAATCGCCCAGATCATTATCGTTTTCCGTTTCGTTTCGTTTCGTCGTTTCGTCCTGACACAACGAACTATATCGGGAGGGCAAGGGTTTCCGCGATAGGGGATAGTCCAAAATAATCCCGAAAACACGTTTTGACCCGTATTTTACGGGCTAAAAAACTTTTCAAGAATTTTCCGATTTTAGTTTCTGGACACTTAGTTTTTGGGCGACCCCAAAGTTAAGGGGGTGGATTCTACCCTTAAACCGGAGTTAACGGGAATAACCCCGCCGTAGGGCCTATTCGGCAGGGGGTTGACTACGGGGTCGGGGGGTTTCCTTATATATTATAGGGGGGATAGTGTACGGTTGTAACCTAGTGCCGTTGTCGGTCAATATACGACAAAGTTATCGTGAATTGAAAAGCATGAATTGAAAAGCATGAATTGAAAAGCATGAATTGAAAAGCATGAATTGAAAAGCATGAATTGAAAAGCATGAATTGAAAAGCATGAATTGAAAAGCATGAATTGGGGGACGCGACATGGTTGTCGGTAATTGAAAAGCATGAAAAGCGAATCGGGGTAGGTGAGTGCAGGGACAGAGTGAAGTCACCCCCAAACCCCTCACATCCAGGCTCTACGTGAGGGAAATCTGAGATTGTTTTTTTTATATTTGGGTTAGCTACACGTGAAGGACTTTTGAGATTGTTTTTTTACACACGTGGGGGAATGATTAGATTGTTTTTTTACACACGTGAAAGAGATTAGAGATTGTTTTTTTTAGATGGGATTAGAGATTGTTTTTTGAGGCACGCCAAAAACGACAACACCCTCCCAACAACGCAGCGAAGCGAAGTGGGAGGGGTCGTTTGTGCCGTTATTCCTACTGGTCGCAAGTAGCTAAGGGGCTGTTCCCGAATAAGTTATATAAGCATTATTGCGAACGGATTAGAAAAGTCAAGTAAAAACGGAGATAATTTTAGAAAAGAAAAGTAGAAACGAATAAACCCTAGTTATAAGCAAAATATAACTATTCACCCCCGGCATACACCATTTATGGGGAATGATAATAATTATACTTTACATATAACTAGGGTCTGTCGGATAGGGGGAAGTTATCCCCTATAATTCGATTCTAGGCACCTAGCTTGCTCTAGGATGCGTGTTGATGGGTGGGTTTGGGTAATGAGTCAAGGGGTTAGAAAAGTGGCTCTATTAGACCAGTTTGTATAAGCTACATATAATACTACTCTATGATGTTACCATATCTTAGCATCATAACATCTTTAGCGTGCTTATTGTAGTGCCCCACGTTTACTAATCTTCCTGGGGTAGGGAAGTTGTGGGGTAGTGGTGTTCTTACATAGTTAAACCATTGTGGAAGTAGTTCGGGTTCTAGTCCGCATAGGTTTCCGTATATGCTCTCAATTAGTCGGGGTCGCGTAGTAATTTGGTACTGCGTGATGAGGGCTTCTAATTGTTTTTTATTGTACACCATTGGGTAATGGCTAGAGAAGTTCTTTGAGTTGGGTGGCAATACCTTTACCGTCTCATTCTTAACTCCACCCCAAGTAGAAACTGGAGTTGATTTAAGTAATAGCCCGGAATACCGAGGTGTTATCAATTCTTGTACGTTGAGAGAATCGAGAACAAAAGTATCATCATACAACCACAGAAAATCATCACTAACTCTTGGATCGTTTATTATATTGAGTAGTTTAATTGCTGAATCAAACCACTTACCGAATACTCCTTTAGGTGGTAGCGGACTGGCAATATGTTCTGCCCAGGGTACTGCGTCACCGCATACCAAATAGTTTTTTGCATCAACTAGAAAGTGTTTGGCTAGTTTAATGCTAACTTCAATTTCATTTGATGCTTGGGGTAAACCGTAGTATACCCAGACTACTGATAGCTTACTCAAAATTTATCTCCGTATGATTAGGACAACCAAAACAATAGTTCATCACAACTTGTTCCCGTTTATCAGTTGCGAACCAGGTCACTAACACTTTTCCTGGGGTGAGTCGGGACTTCATGCAATGTTTATGTACTTCGCATTGAAACACTGACTTAGTTCCTTTGCATCTACAATTTGCCATTCCAATGTCTTCACCTAAATGTTTACAACTCATATTGCACTATACTCCAACGGTAAATACGGGGTACTCCTTCATATTCGGTGAAGTCCATGTTTCCATTTTCGTCTATTGGGTAAGAGTCCTCGAAAACTCCAAGTTTTAGATAGGGTACTATGATTGCTTGCCCATCTGGTAAAGTTTCATTTAAGTTTCTAATGCTAATGGGTCCACAGCTATCAAAGTTAGCCTGGGCTTGCTGCCATTCTCCATCTCCTGGGGTAGTTATTGATCCTTGGGATGATATATGGATTGCTGAGTCTTTGTTGATTCCAAGAAACCATACTGATGCGTTTCCCGGGTTGTTCCAGAACTCTGGTAAATCGTTACTGATACCACCTGTTACACTTGCTACCCAATCAATCAATATTGTATTGCATATAAATCCTTCTTGTTGTACACCGTCAATAAGGTAGGGTTGCCAGTTAGGTCGGAATTTTAAGTCGAATTGATATTCGATGATCTTGTTTGTAAAAGTGTAGTCATCATATTCTTCAAATTTAATTCCAGCTCCGGGGAAGTCTTCACTTCCTCTAGTGTCTACACTACATTTGTTGTGGAGAAATGGAGCAGGAGCTAACCCCATCTCAATTTCCGCCCCAGGGTATTGATAAGATACAAAGCCACCTGCAAGACACGTAGCTTCTGGGATTTCAATAGATAGTGAAATAGGATAGGTCCAAGATATTTTGTAATACCTAGCACCTATACCTGCTTCTGTTGTTAGTACATGCAGAACGATATTCCTATTTGCGTTTGGGTCAGCGTAGTCTAAATTTAGATAGCGAATACTACCTGGACATAGACAGGGTTGTCTTTGGCAACAACTACAATCTCCTCCTGGTTTAAACCAATTCATTATGAACCTGTTGGGCAAGGGGCATTGACAAAGTGGTATCCAGTAGATGCTTTGATTGCGTAACCAGAATCTCCAGCACGTAGACCAACACCTGCACCTAGTGGATCATAGAGTTGTGCTGATTCAATAAAGATACTATCCATTGTATAGAAGTTGGCAAAGTTGTAACCAGCTTCATAATCAAAGTCGAGTTCGAATAAAACGTACTCTGCATCTCCACCACCAAGGTTACCTATATTGATGAAGATAGTATTTACACCAAGTGTATCTCCAATTAAGATGGAAGCTTTACCTCGGTTAGCAGTTACTAATGTATTAGAGTAATCATCATAAGTAACGTATTTGTGTTCTGTGTCAAGTACAGTGACGTTGGCAAAAGTTGGTCCAGAAACAATACACTTTCCGCCACGCTTGCCAACAATTTTTGCTTGAGGTATGATCCAATTATATTCATTGCAGTTTGTTGTTAAAATACAGTGTTTCTTAATTGGGTTAGAGACGCTTGCAACAGCAACTGGATTGAAGCGATCTACACTACTTGATGGGCTATCAAACGCACAAAGGAGTTCAAATGGGCCTAAAGAAAAACCCCCAGCACCTTTTCTGGGTGGGGGGTTTCGCTTTTTTCGTAGTGTATTATTATACCACGCTGCTGTTAGGTGTGGTAAAATAGGTTCGCCTGCTGCGACTGGTTTCATGCTCCTGGTATACCTAAAAGAGAGAAGTCTGATTTTTCGTAGACGCGGTGAGTATAACGCCATCTAGGATGGAGTAAGATTTGTTCCGTGTTATCGTCGAGTTGTTTTTCGTAACGATAATCAAGAACGTCATGTCCTTCCATAGTTAAGTCTGTAAATGGACTGTCATCTTTGTCTGTGATATTTGGTTTCATATCAAAGTTAAAAGTGATAGGAACAATTTCTCCAACTGTACCTCCACCACTAACATTGGTAAGTAATGCTTCACCTATTTCAAAGGTTAGGAATTCGGCATCGTTTACTGTTCTTTGAATCCCGCTTAGTACACGGATAAAGTCAAAAGTAACAGTGGTTGGAAAATAGAAAACAGTTATGTCTAATTGTAATCCACCAGTCAGTACCTCTGTTCCTTCAATACCATCATCGGTAACACCAATGGCACGACCAGTTAATGGAGCGAGGAAAGGGATTGAACCTGGGTCGTCGATTCCATCATAACCAGCAATTTCTTTTAGTTCTAGGCTAGTAGTCATTAGCGTTGTTTGTCCGCCAATGTTAAAGTTGATTCGAATAAATGGTAGACTTTCAGCTTCTGGATTATTAGGATCACCAGCACCGTTACCATTATTTAAATCATACTTATACTTGGCAGTTGCTTTCCATCTATTCATACTCATTTGCTCAAGACTAATGTTGTCCAATGATAAAAAAATTGGATCACCATAATAGTCAGGAAGTATTCGATAAAGAGGAAAGATTGAATAGGCAGTCTCCAATGCAACTACATCATCCTCTTGCCCCAGGAAATCTCCCTGGGTGAAGGAACTTGATTGGTCAGGGTCTATTTCGAAGCTGATTACTATGTCCTGGGATGAGCTGGTTTGAGAGATGTCTATTTTTCTTGAGTCTTTCAAAATCTCTAAGTATTCGCAGTTTGTCATAAAGCTGGTACTTTTGTTGAAGGTGTTTGATTGCGTGTTCTCTATCTACTGCTACATAAAGAACGTCCTTTGTTTCTTGGTCGATAATAACTCGTTTTCGTTCTAGTTGTGGATGAAAGAAAGCCATATAGACTTCCATCTCAAATTGAACAATAGAGCGAGTAGACTTACACAGCCCAGATAGAATCCGGGCTGCGTAAATCCCACGAGTTGCTTCATCACGGGCCAAAAACCGCTGGTTCTTGGTTTTCGATTCCATCTTTGATACCTTGTAGAAGCTCGTTACGTTCTTCGTCTAGTTTATTGACTTGCAGTTGCATCCGTTGAGCACGACTTTGTTCATACCCGCCAACTATAGACTTAATGATTTGTCCTGTACCTTGCATTTGGGCTACACGTTTTAACCATTCAGGGCTTAAATCAGGTTTCATTGCTGATTCATCAAGTTGAGGAAACAGTTTATTGTATTCCTCTAAGTTGTTTAGCAAGTTACCAAATTCAGGTCCAAGGTTAAGCAGTGGGTCCATCTTATCAGCAAAGCCAATGTCTGTAAATTCATCCATGATTCCTTCAGTAATGTTGTCTGGAAGGCTTGGGCTTGGTAGTCCTTCAGTTGTGATTCTACCAAATTCCTTTTCCAATTCGTTCATTGGTACAATACTTTTAGTCATTGTTCCAATAGTACCACGAGCTTTATCCGCTGCTTCCTTGATCTTCTTTTGTGCATCGTCAAGAAACGCAATGAGAGGATCAGGCATTGTTGCAAGTTGGGCTTCAATTTCTTGTAACCTACCAGCAAGTTCTGGAGTTATTTGTCCACCAGATCGAGTAATGCCTTGGATTGCTGCACGGATACTATCTTGTTCATCAAGTAATTCATTCCTTGTTGCTGTTTGTGGATCTAATGCGGCAACACTATCCTCTGTCCCAGGTAAGTATCTTAACATAGCTGCAAAGCCTCGACCTAAAGCGGCTAAAGCTGAAGCAGCCATACCAATTACACTTACTAAACTTGATCCAATACTTTCAATGAATCCAACAATATGGGCAAAGAATGCTTGGAAGTTTTCTGGGGAGAACATGCTTTGCATGGTTTCCACTAATGATTTGTCTGCTGTGATGGCTAATCCTGCACCACCAACTGCTGTTCCGAATAGAGTACCTATTACAGATAACAATTGATTAAATACGGCGATTACTCCAACAATAGCATTTCGAATCATTGTAGCACCTGGTTCGATTTCAGTTAAGAAGTCTCTCCAAGTCTTAGCTAATCCTTCTCGAATAGATTCTCCTACCATATTAAATCCAAAACTAATTGAACGTAGTCCCGGATCTATTTGCCCATTGAAGATTTCTGTTAATCCACCAAAGATTTCACGGAACCCAGCTCCAGTATCTTTGATAGTCTGTCCTATGTTTGCAAAAGCTCCAGCAAATGCCGCTCCAAGAGAACCAAGTGCTTCACGAACAACAGGGATCTTATCACCAAAAAGCAGTAAAAATTCACCAATCGCAATTAGACCACTAAGTCTAAATGGAATAGAAGCGACTTTAACTAACCCGCTAAATACTCCTTTAATGAGACTTATACTGCCTTTCAATGTAGCGTACAGCCCTCTCACCCAGTCAACTTTAGTTGCCCCTGTGATTATATTCTTTACTCCAGTTAAACCAGATTTTAATTTACCTAATCCAGCAACTAAATCTGGAATTAAATTAAAGTCTGATCTTTCTTTTGTTAAGAATCCAAGGAATCCTTTTGGTTGTTTAGACTTTTCTAATTTCAAGTCTGTGTTTAGTTTAGCTTGACTTTTTCGTACTCTTTGGGCTAATCTTGCTTCAACAGCATTATTGCGTTCAAGCAAACTTTTTCTTTGGTCTGCTTGCTTTTTCAATAATTTGTTTTCAATATCATTAGCTGTGTTTAGAGCAGATGGAGCCTTGCCATAAGTTCCTGCCACAAAACTTCCTGGAGTGAGTCCTGCTCGTTCTCTTGCTGCTTGCAGGGCTGCTTGTTGTCTCTTATTGAGTCTATCTAGTCTTGCTGCGTTTACGATTCTTGCTTTTTGCAAGGCTTCTTGAGCTTTAAGGAGACTCTGTTCTGATTTTAAGGCTCTATTTGCGTATTTTGCAAAAGCTTGCGATTGTTGATTTTGCAGGACAACTAATTCTTTTGCATGTTTCTTACTTAGAGCGAGTTGCTTTTTCTTTTCTTCATCAAGAGTATTTGTATATTCTTGTTGAAGTCGAGCTTCCAAATCCTGAAGTCTTTTAAATTCTGCTGTTCTTCCTAAGGCTCCTGCTCCTGCGGCTTGTTGGCGTACTTGAGTTATTTCATTAGCTTTATCAGATAACAATTTGTAATAATCTGAAGCTAGTTTTGTTTGCTCGCTGAGTTGATTTTTCCTAAGATTTTTTGCTTGAACTCCAAATGATTTTTGCTGTTTGATTTGCATTTGTTGGGCTTTTTGTGCCCTTTTTGCATTATCAATTACAGTTTGGGATAGCTCAGTTTCATTTTGCTGAATTGCAGTTCGAGTCCTAACTTGTTCATCAATCTGTCTTTGTGATAAATTCGCAGCAGCAGCTTGGTATTTTTTAGAAATCTCATTAATTTTTTGATTTGATTCTCTTTGTACAGCAACCCGTTTATCAGCAAAAGCTCTATCAAGTTGAGCAAGTTTATTTTGATTCCTTTGTTCAAGAGAAGTAGTTCTAGTCCTAGCCGAAGCTTGGAATTTATTTATCTTATCCTGGACTTGTTTGATGGAGTTAGCAACTTTTTTTTGCGTCTCTAATGTTTTATTTATAGCGGCATTGATAAATCCAACATAATTAAACATTCCTTTAAGTGCCTTAACATTTACTCCAACTATTGCAGCAAGAGAAGTAAAGAACATTTTATTCACACCCAGGAGGGGGCTGAATAGCATGATCACTTTACTAATCATTGTTGACAATAGCAAAAAAGCTGCACTTGTAGCAAGCACAGCTGGAGGAGTAAATAATATGGCTTGCCCTAGTCGGCTATTCTGTTGTGTCAAAACAGCAAGAGAGTCGAACAATCTCTGGATGGAAGTACCAAAGGTCGTTAGTGGTCCTTCAGTGGTTTGTCCAAGAGAGATGCTAAATTCTTCTAATGCTGAGCTTGCTCGTCGGAATACACCACCAAGTCTACTATCCATAAGGATAGCACCTTGTCTAGCTTCATCAGTTGAATTGCGAATCTCTTTGGTGATATCATCCAAGGTTTTTAAGTCTTGAATTGTTTGACCACCGATACCACGAGCACCCCGAATATTGAATAATTTTCGAAGTGTTTCTTGTTGTTCAGTAGCACTTAACTCGGACATAGCCGCTTTAAGTTTAACTAGAACTCGAAGTGGTTCTGCAATGTCTTGTTCAGTTATGTAGACACCAGAACCAACTTTAGCAAGTTCTTTAGTCTTTGTAACCAATTCACCAAAAGCGGTGTTCAATGAGGTACCAGCAAGAGAACCTCGCATACCGGCATTAGACAACATAGTTATCATACCTAAGGCATCTTCCAAAGGTATGTTAAGTTGTCTAAAAGTAGTTACGTTGTACTTGAGTGATTCTCCTAACAGAACTAAATCTGTGGTACCAAGTCGAGCAGCAGTAGCAAGCTTTGATGCTGTTTCTTGTGCTTTTTCTGCTGCAAGATCAAAGGAAGATAAAACGTTAGCGAGGATACGACCAGCAACATCTGGTTCAACTCGTTCACTTCTTGCTAAGTCCAAAGTAGGCAAAATAGCTGGTCTAAGTTTTTCATCTAAACCAGCTTGTGCCAAGACAGCTGCGGTTTCCGCAACTTGTTTAGAGGTAAAAGATGTAGTTCGACCTAGCTTTCTAATATAGGCTTCTAGTTCAACTATGTCAACTTTTGTATTCCGTAACTTACTTTGTAGAAACAAGATACTATCTTGAAAATCTACAAATTGTTTAACAGGAAAAAAAGCTGCAAAGGTGCCGGCAACTCCTCCCCGAAATAAGTCACCGCCTATTTCGGAGAGTGAATTTGAAAAAACTCTCATCTTAGAACGAATCGTCCTAAGTTGTTTGTCAATGGTATCCTGGATATTAACCAGAATTACAGCACGACCAGCAAGGATGTCAGCACGTACACTCATTGGAATTTTTCAAATTGAGAGTTGATATGGGCAGCAATTGCAGCTTTCTTCGCTTGCATTTCCTGGGGTGTGGTGGGCCTCTTAGGTAACATATCGGATGATTGGGCGGAGCACGCTCTATCAACTTGTGTTTCGTAATCGGCTTCATTTGCTATGGTGATTAGTTCACCATAGGTGTATCGGTCCGGGTTTATTCCTGTTCTTGCAATGAGGGAGAGGACAAAGAATCGAAGTTCTTCTTCATTTGTTTCTTTGCTTCTACCCACATCTTTTGCAAACCGCCACGGACCGAGGGGTTGGAAAACCCCACCACCAGGTTCCAGAAGGATTCTTTGAACTTTTCAAGTCCGTTATCCATACTATCAAGTTCTTTAAGGAACTCAACCCATTCGATACCTAGTTCTCGGTCAGCATAAAAATATGCTATTTTGAGCATAGTTGCGTCATCGAGAAGAATGGTTTGAAGGACTTTGTTATTCTCTTGGAACAGGGTCAGAATATCCAATCCATAATTTGGAAGTTCTTCTGACACCAATAACCAGCCAAGTTCGAGGTTAATCGTTTGGCTTCCAAGATTGAATTTGCTCTTGATCATAAAGGCCTCGTTTAGTCAACTCCTCAACTTTAGTATTGGAGAGGAGATTAGGGTCGGGGACAGGGGAAAGTGTAGGTCCTTCTGCTGCTTGAAAATTGCTTCCTTTCACTTCATCAATTGCATTGAGAAGTTTTTTCAATTTGAAAGAGGCAAGAGTTGTTCTAGCAATTCTTTTCTCTTTCGGGATGGCGGACCGCCTACTGTTTAATCTAGCTTTGACTTCTTGTTCTCCTACAATGAAGTCAGCCAAGTCTCTGGCACGATCTCCCCCGATTATCGCACCAACTTGAGCTAGATCGACCACAACGTCAACAGCGGCGGTCCGCCTTAGATAATAAACCAGTTTGTTCATGAACCAACTGCCTCGACAATAGCTGGATCGTAGTCCTCAACAACGTCGATTCCGGTCACTTTTACTGGGCGTAGTGGGGTGTCCGTACAGGCTGCTGGGCGAAGACTGAAGGCTTGGGTTTGTGCTCCAGTTCCAGGACCGTTAAAGGTTCGGTCTTTGTTCCAGACATAGCCTCTCCAACCAACAGAATCAATAACGTCCATCGGTGACGTTAAGATCATGATGTCGATTGGATTGCCATGAGTACGAGCAGAGTACAGAGTTTGCCAACCTTGATAGGCTGGGTCCATAATCTGAGTACCAGTAATGTTGACATCGGTTTCCCCGGCAACATATTGCTTGGTTTGACGTTCACGATTACGTGAAGTGATTTCTTCATCATCTTCAACTTCGCTAATTGTTAAGTCGCCGGTGATACCAAGATGTTCAACCCACACTGGGGTTTCAGAGTCTCCGGTGTTGTAGTACAGAGTCATCTCCATACCACGGGCATTGCAGTTCAAAGGTGTTGCGGTTGCAGGCATCAAAAACTCCTCAAAATGTAACTAAACTGTGCTTTGAGCTTTCCTCTTGCTGCTAGTCGTTTAACAGCAGAATACATAAAGGATCGCTCTTTGTAAGAAACTGCTAAAGTACGTTTTGCTCGGTAAGACAAAACCATACCACCTTTTTCGTGAATGTTAGGAACTGGTCGATTAAAAAAATTACTTCTTGGAAACTTACGAGGACCAATATATGCGGAGGTTTCCAATACGTGGAAGTTAATTTCTTTAAGACCGTTTCTCACGTGTGCATGGGGAGGGCTTCCAGGTGATGAGGCTCCTCCTCGCATATACATTTTTTCACGTGCTTCGCGTCTAATAAGTCCCGCAGTCTGGTAAAGATCACGGTGTATATTCTTTTTAAGACGTCGCTTTAAACGGTCAAAGAAAATAACAAGTTTGGTACTTAACCGCATTCTGATGCCTCATAACCGAAACTGGTTATTGTATTGAAATTTCTGTAATCGAGTTGTTGTTCGTCTACAGGTTGTGCTTCAACAGATGTAAGTTGGACTCCAAGTGGTTGATTTCTAATCATAAACAATTCTATCAATTCACGAATATCAAGTAATTGTTTTAACTCATCCCACGGAGCTATGTCGTTGGTGTCTGCTAAACTTTCAAAGTTTTTGCCAATAATTAAATGAACATATTTGGTTACATTTATGTTTATTTTTCTACCGCCTCGTCCTGGACTAGCTTCAATGTTATATTGATTTAGTTCAGGACTGAGAATAACTTTGATTCCAGATTGGTTTAGAACTGCAACCCAGTCAATGGCTACAACTGCCTCCAGACCTAGCTCCAAGTCCCAGCTTTCTGGGGTGGAGTTGAGTGACTCTTGTATACTTAGTGCTAGGTCGGTAATGAGCATAGTTTGGCCGGGATGTTCATTGTTCTGCCTTCTGAATCGTCGAAGTGTACACCTATTGAGCGGTCTATGATTACTTCATAGGTTAGTCCAGCGACGATGAATTTAACGCCACGACGAACAGGAAAAGTCACGCTTTGTGTAGGTATCATAAACAAAACGTGACTTGTTTCCACTCTTACTCCTTGGGAATTAACATACGAACCAGGGTTAATTTTGGTTCCACGAATACTGTAATTACCTTCAGCTGTTTGCACAGTTATATCTTCATCACAGTATTGTTTTCTCCAATTATTCTGGTGCTGTACTGCCCAGGATATAAGGGTCATTAGCTGCCTACAACCGTAATGGCTTTACCGGAGGATACAACTTGAACTTCGGTACTGGTGGCTGTGGCAACTACAGGGTAGTCGCCTTCATCAGCAGTTTGTGGTTTCATCGCATCGAGACTAAACGTTGCATGACCCAACAAAAAGCCGTTACTGCCAGCCTCAGCAAGAAGGCAAGCACGACCACCAGGGAAAGCACCAGAATCAGTATCATCTGGGTTCCAATAAACTTCATCGCCATCCTTGACATCCCCACTGAAGTTGCATGGAAAAACTGCATTGAACTCAAGCAATACAGTTTTTACGTCTTTAGGTGCAATACGGCTTTGTGCCATACACACCCAAAATTCTGCACCCCCATATGGTCGAAGAACTGGTTCTCCTGGGAGGATGCTGAGCGTCTCGCTACTGTTAAAGTAGGGTACGCTATGGCGGTCACTTTTAAGACGGCCAACAATAGGATAATCTTCATTGAAGATTGCTGGTTCGGTAACTGCTTTTGGCATTGTGTCTCTCCAAAGTAAAGGTAAAGTAGGTTAAGCTCAGCTTCCAGAACCGGGGAAAGACCAAGCAACAGTTTGCGATTCACGTTCTTGGACTAAGACGTCCCAGAATCCGCGAGTACCAAATCCAAGCATATCTGCGGGAAGATCAACGGTTTCCGTGGTTGGTCGTCGTTGATTTCGCAGGTAAGCAATCGTGTATGGGGATAGTTGTTGACGAACTGGCAACAAACCCCAGGCATACGGATCAGCATTTGGGTGATAACTTTGGTTATCAAGTTGTGGAAAATGTTCCAGATCTACTTTGTTGTAGAAGTAGTTCTGTGATCCTTGTGGGTTAGATTCAGTACCAGCAACAAAAACAGCTTGCTTGACGATTTCCCAAGCAGTACGTTCTAGTTGAGTGGTATGTACCAAAGCCCAACGCGTATTAAAGAAGGTTTTAACTGCTTTATTGCCTTTCTTAATCGCATGTTGCCGTGCTGCTTCGTAAACCAAGTCGAGGTTTTCACGAGTCAAAGGCAAGTTAAACAAGTTATTCTTGGCCGCTGACAAAAATCCACTTGTTACGCCATTGTAGATGACGTTGACCATTTGGTAGTCAGGGACCATAGTTGCCCCTTCAACCATCAAGTTCAACATTTCTTCAATGATGCCGATGTCATCATTGAGGATATCTTCTCGCTTGAACTGGATGATTTGAGCAACGGTACTCAACTTCACTTCGTACTTGACTTCATCGCCAAATGAAGCATGTTGGATTTTGCCATCTTTATCCAACCCATTCCACATCTGACCGCCTTCAGGCCGAATTCGTCCAGATTTTAGGAAGTTATTTTTGCTCGTTTCATTGATCTTTCCAGGAGTCCAAGGAGGATCAAGCTTCCAAGCTTCTTCCATAGTCCACTGACTGATGCGATTCATCAGGTTGGGGAAGTTAAGAGTTGAGAAACTCTGGTTTTTTACGCACCGTTTAATGTGAGCACAAATACCACCTTCACCTTCGATGTCACTGTGGCCGTTAAATCGACCACCTTCAGCATTGGCAACATACATCAGCATCTCTTTGAGACCCATAGTGCCTCGGGAAAGTGCAAAGTCAGTTGCTGGTTTGCCAACTTTGTTTTCGATAACTTCAGGAGCAATACCCAGGCTATGGGCCATCCTTGCTGCAAAGGAGTTATCAATCTTGTCGTCATGTCGGTGAGGACCAGTTGGCAAAGACTGGTAGTTGTTTTCCAATTGATGCAACTTAATTGCATCGATCACTCCATCTTTGTCCTTACCATTCTTGATCGACTTTGCAATCAATTCATGATAGCTAGGGTACTTAGCCATCAATTCAACCACGTCTGCCATTTCGATGCTAGCCGGAGCAGGTGGCGGAGTGGGCGGAACAACTGGAGGTGGAACAACCGGAGGCGTTGTCTTACTATTCGTAATGATCATTGCTGTTTCCTTGGATAAAGGAGTAACGTTGGTTTCGCTGTCTCGACCAAAGAGAACAGCTGACATTTCGACTAACTCTGATCTATTAACAACATAGATCGGAGCTTCAAAAGTTTTCCCATTAACTTCAACAGATCCTTCTTCATGGAAAACTACAGATTTTCTGTCAATCTGCAAACCCATACTTGCTTGATATGGGATGCCATTCTTAACACCATTTGCCACCTTCTGGCTGCGTTCTCCTGGGTCGGAGTAGTGGCCGGTGAGTGTCATTGATCCATTGCTTACACTGATATCGGTTGCGTGTCCGATCAGTTCGTAATGGCCGTACAAATATGGGATGGTGTTTTTGAATGTGATGCCTGCTGTGTTGTAGACAACAGGATGTTCAACACCGTAATCACTTAGGTCTACTGCATTGCCAGTGTAACCAGTGATTTTGGACTTTGCGATTTCGTTCTCTACAATCTCAACGTCCAACTTGGACTTTGAAAGTTCGAGCAAGTGAAGATTACTCTGTGGCATTTAATACTCCAAGGACGTCAAGAGTGTCTTTTGATCGGGAAGTTAAGATGATTTTGATTAGTTCGTCATAAGTGATTCCTAGTAGTTTGGCTTCGGCTAGTAGTTGTCGTTTAGGATTAAGTCCCATTTCTGCGTAGATTGCGTTTAGGGTTTTAGTACCTGAAATCAAATCTACTTGTCTTGCAGTTGCGTTCTTTAATGGATCTGGATGTTGGAATAGCCCATTATACAGATACATATGAGGATAAAAGTTAGGGTATCGTGCCCTAGCTCTACGGGGAACTAAATCACTAACCAGTGTAGCTGCTGTCCAGAAGTCTATGAAAGAACGACGAAAACAAGGTTCCATATCGAACCTATCTATTTCGCATTTGTTCTTCCAAGGTTGAATATCAACTTGGGCAGAAGCCATGTTACTGTTACTGCTATCCGCTATTGCTAAGTTTGCTGGCATTTCAACACACAAAGCAGCAGCAGAAGCCATTGTTCGAAGCATCTTATCTTTATCAGCTGAACTGCTTCCACTACCAGGAACGCCTACTAATTTAGAACCAACTGGTAATGTTGGAATCAAATTAGGTTTGTATTTGAGAATACCTTTTGGTGCATTATCCCTTTCCGCTGATGGTCCGTAAATAGTTGCATCTAATTCAACTGCCATTGGAAATGAAGTTCTAAATTCTTCACCTTGCACAGCAGCTTCGAGTAATCGTCTAATGTACGGGTAAATTGTAAATGCTTGAGCACACTCAGGAACTGGATTTAGTCGTCCAGTTTCATAACCTTGTGCCCAATAGATTACGTCTTTTACACTGTACTCTGAGGTTTCGTACTGATAAAGATAAGGGTCATTTTTAAGATCATCTTTAATAAAATGAAACTTAACAATGTTCCAATCTTTATCGTACTCGATGCCCGCCACGATCCGATCTTCTGGGGTGGCATTGTAGGGTGTTCTTAGGCTGTCTGCTCCGAACACTTTGTATGCTGTTTGGATGGGGAATATACCGAAGTTTTCTTTCTTGTGCTTGAGCATTAGTCCGATGCCGGTTAATGCTGCCATAGTTCGAAGGTTTCGATATGAATTACCAATTCCATTTGCTACACACCAAGCTCGATGACTTTCCTCGATGATGTTGTTTTCTTCTTCATTTTCAGCTAGTCCGATAATAGTCGGAGTTGGTCCTACCACGTGGTTAGCTAGTTTAGTAATGACTGCTTTGTAGTAGGGATTACGACTATATTCGTCTAGTGAAAATTGAACAAGCTTTCCACGAATATATGGATTCTGCATTGCAGCATCCACTTCTTCACGGGACAAGACGTCATAAGGAACGTCTCGTCTTGTTTGGATAATTGTTCCTAATCTATGACGGAGCCACTTAATTGGATTCATTCAGGCACTCCGTGACAAAAGGTGCTATCACAAAAGCAAGGTTTTGGATATGTCTTTTTAACATTGAGACTATGGATCATATCTGGACTCCATTGTTCAATATCCATTTCCTTTGTACGGACTCGTTTAGGCCCGTAATCAGTTAAAGGACTTGGAGTTGGGTTTTGTTGTTGAGAGATAAGTAGTAACTCAAATGTACCTTCATCCCCACCTTCTTGTACTTTATAAGTAATCAAAGAAGGTGTTAATGGACGATCTGCGGCATTGTAGGCAATACGGTATTTGTAAGCACCGATCTCATCTACTACTCCAAGAATAGGCACAAAGTTAAGATTATCAAATGCAACTGAAACTGAAGGATTAACGCCAGTTCTTGGCCAATCAAAAATGATTGGTAAGTTTTCATTGATAATCCTATTAACAGGAGAATCAAAGACAATTGTACTCATGATACTTCGTACCTCTTTAACTGAGTTACTATATTGCTAATTTGAGTTGTACTCAAAATAGCTTTGATTCTTCCACTTTCAAGTTCATCTGGTAGACGGTCAAGGATAGGTGTAAAGTCAACATCAATTTCTCCTATCCCTTCCAGGATAGAAGTGATTCCAGTTTCCAATGTTTCTTGTTCTGCTAATCCGTCACGAATTGCATCAATGGTTTCTTGGTCCAATGAAGTTGGGATTTCGGCAATACCATCTAGGATAGAAGTGATTCCAGTTTCCAATGTTTCTTCTTTTGCCAGCCCACTTTGAATTGCTTCAATACTATGAACATGGATTGCCGGATTGATAAATCCTACTGAGCCTACCTCTGGTGGTTCGCTGAACGGTTCCTCAATCTCGATGATTCCGTACTCATCCTCCTGGGTGTAGGAAATAATGGGTGAGTCGTCGTAGGGCAGATTCGATTCGGCATCCATGTAGAGGACTGTATGGCTGAATGAATCGTTAGTGTACCCTGTTAGATTAACACTAAATCTTCCTACTTCTGGGGTAATGTCATCGGTGACTTCAAATTCAATTGTTGGGTTTGCTTGTCTTAATTTCTTTAATGTCCAAGCAAGACTATGGTTGGTGTCGTCGTAATCTCGAAGATCAGCTTCATGAACACCGTCAACAATGTCAGGAATGTTTGCGGAAATTGCCGCTGCTAAGATTGCTGGATCGAGGATTAAACCTGTTCCGGTTTGTAAAAATCCGGTATATCCGTAAGTCACGCCGCCTGCAACATTTTGCGTAGATGGGAGTGTTGGTGCATTTAATTGGAATGGTAAGATTTTCCCATTCAAACTGGAAGACGCTGTGTACACCATCGCATCTTGGGATGTTTGGTTTATGATTGTGTTGGTTGAAACTATGGTTGAATTACTTATTAGTATTCTTCCACTATTATTGATAGTAGTATTTGATAAATTGAATAAACAACCATCAACATAAAATGTAGAAGTGGCTAATATAGAAATTGTCTGATTCTGGATGTTTAAAACTGAACTACTACCATTGCCCGCTATAAAAAACGCTGTAGAGTTAGTTGACTGATAGTTTCCTGTAAAATTAAAAGTACAAGAACCAGTACCTACCGAAAAAATTCTTTGTATAGAACCCGACATGTTTCCTGTATAGTTACAAGTGCCTGATCCCGCGAAAACACTTGCTAAAATACCAGCACCGTTTGTAGAAATATCTCCCACAAAGTTAACAGTAAAGACCGCTTGAAGCGGGATAAGAGTTTGCCCGCTTGATACATTGATTGAAGACGTACTACCGAGATTTGAATGATTCCAAGCACTTCCATTAGGGGAACTTCCGTTTAGACTCACTAACCGGAAACAGTTAGCACTTGTTGTGAAATACCCAATTGTGTTAAGAATTGTACCAGATCCAGAAACTGAGGCAATTTGTACTGATTGTGCGGCGTTATACAATTCATTTTGCGGGTTACTGTCTTTTGCATAAAAATTAAGTGTTCCACCATTTAAATCAATTATTCTATTTCCGGCAGTAGTATTTGACGCGGTTATAGACCACCGTCCAATAAAAGTAATAAACATTCCAGCAATAACATTAGTGTTGCAAAGTTTATTACCAAGTAGATTGCTTGAACCCGAAACAAAAAATCCATTTGTGGCAGTAATCGTTCTTGTTGTTCCGCTGATCTCGAATCGACCACTTACAGTATCCCATGTAATACTTTCGGCTACAAAATCAATATCAAAAAGTAATGTATGTCCTTTAATGATTAAGGTGTCACCTGCTTGCGGAATCTGAGCCGGACTCCAATTCGTAGAAGTTGTTAAGTTTACATTTCCGGTTGAAGTCAAAGTTGCCATATCAAACCCACAAGGTTGAAATTTCTTCGATTAAAGATTCTTCTTTTACTTTTCCAGAACTTATTAGGTCAACAACTTGATTTGAGAACTGTTGCCACTTATCTCGCAATTGTGATATGCGTTGAAATTCTTGATTGGCGAGTTGCTGACGATTGTAATTTTCTCTTTCTGATTGAATCCAATCAAGAGTTGGTTGTTGTAAACCTAAGTTCTGCCATTTGGGTCCGGTCCATAAAGAATATGACAAAATGAAATTTGTTAATTCTTGGGGCCATTTAGCCGAAAAAGCAATTTGTTGTATTTGTTTTTGAGCACTATCTGATGAAAGGTTTGCTCCACCGTTTGAAGCTGCATTAAATACAATTTGTGCTTCAACATCTATTTTTGCTACAGACTGAACCGTACTGGCTACAAGTCTACGATACCCTTTATCGGGAAATGCTGTTTCAATATCTTCGAACCGCATTTTCTTACCAGTTGGGATTTTAACAGTGGTAAGAAGATCATCCAAAATTTCTTGATTGGTTAAATTAAAATCAATCATGGTTTGTCCTCTGAAATAAATAGCGGTCCAGTAGAAGGGATTCTTTTTCAAACTTGTCTAATCGTTCTTCGAGTTCTCTTTGCTTCTTCCAGAGGACATAACGATCAAATGCCTTAGAGCAGATAATCAAGAACAAGATGAATGTGACAACGATGTACCACAGAACAATTAAGTTTTCGTCGGAAGCAATGGATTCATAGTGGGTCTGTTTGCTCATTTGAAGTTCCTTTGAACCAAGCGATCATGTTGAGGGCGAGACGAATCGGGTTCATGTCGAAACTGGGGCACGACAAAATCGGCTCGAAAACATATTCATAAACTACGCGGATAATATTCATTTGGTGTCGCCGGGAAGGAATTGTTGTTGAAGGTCTTTAATACGTTGTTCTAAATGCTCGCAACTTTTCTTTAATGCCGCTCTATCAGATTCGCATTCGACGCGATAATCTTCAAGATTCTTAATGTGTTCTTTTCCATGTTTAACATCGATCTCTAAAGAATCAATTCTTGATAGCATGAGTTTAAGATTAAACCCATACAAAGTTGCTACTGTAACTGAAAGAGCACTTACAACACCTGTGATAGCCCAAGGTATGTAGCTTGTTAAATCACCTTGAGGGTTATCAGGAAGACCTTCAGACATTATCTTCTCACTTAATTAAGGAACGAAGAGATTCAGCTGTAATAAAACCTTGATGAATAATTGTTCTTCCATTGTGTTGAATTTCTATTCTTGGTGCTGAATCAGTAAAATTTGCTGGATTCGCTTCAATAAATGAAATATCAAATTCGTCTTTTAACTTTGGATATG